CTGAACAAATCATCTTTAACAACCTTGAAGAATATAGCAAACGCTTAGGGGATTCCTCTATGCAAGCTTTGGCTTCATATGTTGAATCTGACGTAGCTAGCCTATGTGAAAGCATTCCTTACCGTTTCTATGGTAATGGAACGACTCCCATTTCTAGCGCTCAACAATTAGCGCAAGCTATTGCTAACTTCCGCGCGTACTCTGCACCTCCTGGTGGCTTAAAATGCTACCTAGATTTGCAAGCTGTACCTGCGATTGTTAATAGCATGCAAAATCAATTCACTTTAGAGCGTAATAATGAAAATGCTCAATCGTGGATGGTAGGAAATTGGGCCGGTGTCGATTATTATCAATCGAATTTACTAAAAGTCCATTTTTCAGGTTCCGTGGGTAACAATGGCGATACTTTGACAGTTTTGTCGACAAATGACCCGACGGGCAACGCCATTTCTTCTATCACTTTGTCTGGTGCTAGTGTGTTTTCCGATCCAAATGCTATCAAAAAATATGATATGGCTCAATTCTTGGCTGGTTCTTTCTTTGTAACCTACCAGAATTCATTGGCTACTGCATTGCCAACGCAAGTTTTGATTACCTCTGATGCTGCATCTGATATTTCTGGTAATGTTACTATTAACGTTTATCCAACGTTATGTGCAACTGTCGGTAGTATTGTGCAAAACATTAACACCAACATTGTGGCTGGCATGCAAATCAAATTGCTTCCTGACCATAAATGCGGTGCTTTAGTATCTGATAGTGCTATGTACGTAGCAATGCCACCATTGCCAAGTACCTATCCTTTCCCAAGTGCGTCTGCAACTGACCCTGATACGCAAGTATCTGTACGTTTATATTACGGTGTTATTCCGTTCCAAAACGTATACGGTTGGACTCGTGACTGCGTATGGGGTAAAGATGGCGTGCCACAGAACTTTATGCGTATTGCGTTCCCAATCAACACCGGCAGCGGTATTGGTTTCTAAGGAATGGTCAACTGGGGTACGTTATGTACCCCTCTTGGCAAAGGAGCATAGTATATGACATATACAGCTAGGCAGCTCATCAATGATGCGTATTATCTTTCTGGGATAGTGGGCCAGTCATTTGAGGAGGTATCAGGGTCGCAAATAGAGGTCGGATTAAACCGATTGAATGCGTTCTTGTCTATTAAAGGTGCCCAGACTGAGCTTATTCCTTACTATGATATTTTTGAACAGCAGTTTGTTGCTGGACAAGAAAAGTATTTTATTCCCAATCTTGTCGAGCTTGATACTTTATCTTTTTATTTGACTAATAGTAACAACGATCCTGTTACAGCAGTTCGTTTACCTATTGACCATTTAACGCGCTATCAGTATCTAAGTACGGCGAGACCCGAAGGCATTAATGCCATTCCTTTTAGCTACTACACCAATCGTGTATTAGGTGGGATGGATTTGTATGTGTATTTCTTGCCACAAATACCATATTTTTATCAGGTGTCAGGTAAGTTCGCATTACAGACCACCTCATTAAACCAGGACTTATCCTTGGTATATGATGGTTGGTATATTGAGTATTTACGTTATGGACTGGCCATTTTGTTGTGCGAATGGTGGCAAGTGGTTCCAGCTGCTAGCTTGCAAAAACAAGCTGATGCGCTAGAGGATTTTAATATGACATTGGAGCCTATGGACTTCACTATTCGTACTAGACAGTATTTCAGGAACAAGGGTGGTCTGAACTGGGCTGATGTCAATTACGGAAAAGGCTGGAGGGGTTAATATTGAGTTTTGCACCATCCACATTTAATCCTAAAGTTGAATCTCCTGTAGAGATTGTGGGCAGCAATACGTTTGGCCGTAACCCAAAGATATCGCCATCGCAGACTTTTAATATGTTTGTTTCAGATGATTGGCTTGTTAATTCTGCTGGTTATCAAAAGCGCATTCATTTTGGGGATAAGAGTAATGGCAGAGCTAATTACACTAGTTTTCGGGGAGGCTTTACTCTTGTTGTTAGAGGAAACCAGGTTTTCAGAGTCACCGGCCCTAAAGATAATCTCCTTTATCAGCTTATTTTTAACCTAGGAACATTCTTTGGAAGGGTTTCTATTGATGAAAACATTGCTTATCAGATAGCAATTTGTGATGAGCAAGCGTTATGGATTTATGATTATAGGGCCAATACTGCTGTAAAGGCGGTCTTGCCTATAAATACCCAGACGGGGTTGCCGATTGTTCCTGGATATGTGACATATCATATGGGGTATTTTATTGTTACTGATTTAACCTCTAGCAATTGGTATTTATCACCAATTAATGATGGTTCAGGAGATTGGAATTGGGGTGCTGGTAGTGTTCCTGTATTTGGGACATTACAACAGAAGGCTGACGTTGCAACGGCTGCCATTCGCATGCCTGGGGAAGGTAATGTTATTTTAGTATTTGGGAATGTAAGTGGAAACTATTTTTACAATAATGGAGCACAACTCTTCCCTTATCAGCTTACTAATTCTACTTCTATTGACTATGGCTGCCTTAGTACAAGTACCATAGCTGCAATGGATGAATTTGTAGTGTTTTTGGGGGCTAATGAGAAATCTGGGCCCGCGTTATTAGTTAGTAAAGGTGGTCCATTTGATAGGATTTCAACTGATGGTATTGATTTTTTATTAGACCAATTAGTTGCGCCTCATGATTCGGTAGCATTCTTCAATCGTATTGATGGGCATGTATTCTATCACATTACATTTTACAATCCGGCAGATAATATAACATTGATATATGACTTTGAGACTGAGAAGTTCTTTTATTTGACTGATGAAAATATGAATCATCATATAGCTGCTGATATTGCATATTTTAATGACACTTATTATTTTGTGTCTCTGAACGATGGTGATTTATATGAGATGAGTTCTGTCTTCACCCAATATGATTACAGCAATCCAGGGGAAGCGCCTAACCAATATTTGATACCTAGGATGAGGGTTTGTCAGAGGATTCAGGCTAAGGATAGCAGTCAGAATGTGGTTAATAGTTTTACATTTCCTATTGAGCAGGGTGTAGATACGTATTATCAGAGTTCTGGTAAGAGATTAATTTCAACGATTGAGGGTGTGGTGTTGGCGCAGATAGCGCCACCTGGATATGTTGGGCAATATATATCTACTGAATATGTGTTAGAGAATTATCAGCCAAGGATTGATTTAACTATTTCTAAGGATGGTGGATATACGTTTGGTAATGCATCGAGTAAGTTTTTAAATCCGTTAGGTGTGCGCAAGAATCGGATTGTTTTTTGGGGAATGGGATTGTGCAATGAATTGGTTATGCAGTTACGGTTTTGGAGTAAGGATAGAGTAACTGTTGGTAATGGATTGTTACAATTTAGGACGAGGGATGCGGCATGAATATTCCAAACTTTATTAACTCTAGAGTTATTGATGAAAATGGGTATTTTACTCCTGAGTGGCGTAATTTGATGACACAGATGTTGACTGAGCAGCAGATTAATTTGGGGAATGAGGGATATAAGATACCTCAGCAACCTACGACAAATATTAATAATTTGACGGATGTGGATAAGTCTACGGCGTCAATTGTATATGATTCGACGACCAATACGTTTAAGGGCAATGAAGCTGGCGTATGGAAGACATTCACATTAGTTTAGGGGTGATTTATGGCAGATTGGTATAATCCTTTTAGCTGGGGCAGCGATCCATATGGTGATGCCCAGAAGTATTTGGGTCAATATGAGCAAATATTGAATCAGGCTTACGATCCATATATCGAATACGGCATGCGAGCTATGCCCACGCTTGAAGAGCAATATGCGTTACTTTTGAGCAATCCAGCGGCTGTACAGGCAATGTTGGGGCAGGGATTTGAAGAGTCTCCTGGGTATGAATTTCAAATGGATCAAGCAATGAATGCTTCTAATCAAGCGGCTTCTGCTGGCGGTATGTTAGGTACTCCGAGTCATACGCAACAATCTATGGGCGTGGCTCAAGGTTTAGCTGCTCAAGATTACTGGAACTACTATAATCAGAATGCGAGCTTGTATAATCAAGGGTTGACGGGTACACAAGGTCAGTTTGATACTGGCTTTAATGCGACTAATCAGAAACAGGGTGCTATGGGTAATTTGTATGGCTCTAAGGCTAATCTTGCGAATGCTCAAGGTCAGAGTCAGCAGAATATGTTTTCTAGTTTGTTAGGGGCTGGAATTGGAGCTGCCGGATATGCATTTGGTGGGCCTGCTGGCGGAGCGGCAACAAGTGGAATATACAATTTAGCAGATCCTAATGCGCAAGCATATTGGTATGGGTACGGTACAAGGTAATAAAATATGGCTAGTTTTCCTTATATGCAATTTCAGCCAACGAATCCGTTAGACACGGCCATAAAGACTGCTATGGAAGTTTATAGCGTTCCGGCTCAGCGATCTCAACAACAGGCACAAACATCTCTCCTTCAGCAACAAGCTGAAAAAGAAAGAATGATTGTACAGCTTTTGGGCGGAGCTA